CAGGAACCAGTGGAACTTCAGGAACCTCAGGAATAAACGGAACTTCAGGAACCTCAGGAATAAATGGAACTTCAGGAACCAGTGGTTCATCAGGAACCAGTGGAACTTCAGGAACCTCAGGAATAAACGGAACTTCAGGAACCTCAGGAATAAATGGAACTTCAGGAACCAGTGGTTCATCAGGAACCAGTGGAACTTCAGGAACCTCAGGAATAAATGGAACTTCAGGAACTTCAGGAATAAATGGAACTTCAGGAACCAGTGGAACTTCAGGTATAAACGGAACTTCAGGTACTTCAGGAATTGGTGGTACAAGTGGAACTTCAGGAACCAGTGGTTCATCAGGAACCAGTGGTATAGATGGTTCAAATGGTCCAATAGGTCCTTATGAATACCATAACCCGGCTAATAATGATTCAGGTATACAACCTGTAAGTGGATCAAACGTAACTGATAGTGATTGGTCAACTATTGCGGGTGGTAGAATTAATAGTGTTGAAGCAAAATCCACTGGAAGTTTTATAGGAGGAGGATGTTGTAATCATATTTACGATACTAGTCAGCATAGTACTATAGGAGGTGGAATAATTAATGATATATGTAATAGTGAAAATGCTACTATTGGTGGTGGTCGTTATTATAATATAACTAATTCGGATTTCGGAACTATATCAGGAGGATGTGGTAAAAATACAGGAATCGACTGTTCCCTAGGAGGTACTATAGGAGGAGGAAAATCAAATGAAATAAATTTTTCAGATTTAGGTTTTGTAGGAGGTGGTTGTAGTAACAGTATACAAAATTCTGCATATTCCTCTTTAGTAGGTGGAAATCTTAATACAATAAGTGGAAGTAGCTATTCTCATATGGGAGGAGGTATTTCTAACTGTATACGCCCAGGTACAGAACATGTAATATCAGGGGGTAATAATAATAGAATAACTTCAATAAGTACATCATGTTATGCTAATTTTATTGGAGGTGGGAGAAATAACCTTATCCACAGATCAAACTCAACAATACTCGTTGGTGGTTTGTGTAATTTAGTTTGTAATGGCTCTTCATCTACTCTAGTTGGTGGTCTTTGTAATATAACATGCTTTGCATCTTGTACTTTTATAGGAGGTGGTAGATGTAATGTTATTTCTGCAAATTTAAGTTCAATAACAGCAGGAGGCTTAAACGTTGTAGGTGATGCCGTTTCCGCTATTGTGGGAGGTAATATGAATACAATTACAAAAGTAGGAAACGATTGTGGTTGTAATTTTATAGGAGCTGGTAATGGTAATTGTATAAAAGATGCTAAAAGAAATTCTATATCCTCTGGATGTTGTAATAGATTATGTAGAGTTTCAGATAGTGCTGTAGTATCGGGTGTAAATAATCATATATGCTATAACTCAGCAGGTTTGGGTACAGGTGCGGCTTGTTGTTCATTTATAGGTGGAGGTGGAAATAATTTTATCAATCAAGCATATAGCGCTATTATAGGAGGTCTTAATAACTGTGTAAAACATACACACTCTTTTATTATAGGTTCAAATATTTGTACTTCTGTATCTGACGCTACTTATATGAACAATACTATTATTACAGGTTCATTAACGGTAGGAGGTGGTGTCCAATTAAGTACTACCCTTGGTAGAATAGATGCTAAAAATGATATATTAGCCTATTCTACATCAGATAGAAGATTAAAAGAAAATATTACACCTATTGAACACGCAGTAGATAAGGTTGAAAGAATTACTGGTGTAAATTTTGATTGGAAAGAATTAACGGAAGAAGAAAAAATATATATTCATGGAAATGAAGGACATGATATAGGTGTTATAGCTCAAGAAATTGAAAAAGTATTACCTAATGCTGTTACAACTCGAGATAGTGGATATAAAGCAGTTAATTATGAAAAAATAATTCCTTTATTAATTGAAGCTATAAAAGATCAACAAAAACAAATAGACGAACTTAAAAGAAAAATATAATGGCTATCCCAACATCCGGTGTTCTATCAGTATATGCTATGGCCCAAGAAGCTTTATATGGTACTTATGGCTCAGGAACAATTACAGGTCCTATTTCTATATATGATATGGTAAATGGAGGAAATAGTCATGGATCAGGAAATAGTTATCCAACAGTTAATGATAATTGTACACCAAATCCCCTTGAAAGAACTGCCGTTCCCTTATTTCAAATGTATAAATCTGTGCAAATTGATGATGGTTTTCCATCAATTACTGGACCTTTTACCTATTATGTAAATCAAGATGATGCTACTTTAGCATCCGATTTAGGTGATGGTGATAGGATATATTCTGATAATACTTTATCAACCCTTGTTGGCCCCTTTTCAAGTTCAGGAACAAATCCTACAACTTATAGAAAGATATATCAAATCACATCATCATTATTTCCATCTCAAATGATATGTAATCTAGAAGAGAATGATTTTAGACTTAATGGTTCTGGTGAAATATTCCAGTTTTATTGTTCTAACCCTCTATAAAAAATAAAATTATGCCTATAGCTTATCCTTATAAATGGTCAGATTGGTACGGTTACGATAAAGACTGTAGTCCATCTTTAACTGGTTTTTTCTGTTCTAAAAGATCATTAACAGCGGGAGGTGCATGTAACTTTACACTTTTGAATTTAGTATTTTATCATGATGGTTCTAATGCTTTACCTGTAGCAGGTGATTTAGTGTATACGGCTAATAATGCCACACCTGCAAATTTCTTAGCAATAGGGTATTATAAAATTTCTAATTCTCCTGCAAATTGGATGTATATAGATCCTGTGGGTGAAGTAGATGTTATAGGATTTTGTCTTTAAATAAAAATAAATAATTATGAGTTTACCAACATCCGGACCCTTAAGTTTAAACGATATTAGAGTTGAATTGGGGGCATCATCTACTAACGTGTCTCTAGGTACTATGAGTGATACAGCAGGGTTTAGTGCCCCAGATAAAATTACAGATTTTTATGGTTTTTCTGCACTTAAAAAGTTTTATGTAACAAATTCAAATTATAGAGACAGTTCCGGCGCTTGTAAAGCAAATTGTACTGTAAGTAGATGGCATAATGGTACTTCTGCTCTTCCTCAAAATGGAAATACTATATACACCAATTCAACTGGGACTGCAACATGGAACTGGTCATCTTGGTATGGGTGCGCTACAACATCAGGTGGATCATCATCACAAGCTATAACTATGTCAAAATCTATAGGGATAGTTAATCTAGTTTCTCTTTGTCTTTAATAACCATAAAATTATATATGTAGGTTGTTGTTAATAATAACTTGATATTTATAATCAAATTAGTTATATTACATTAAATATAAAATTATGAGTTGGACCTATAAACAACATGAAATAGGAGATATCACTCAATTCCCAGAAAACACATTCGGTTTCGTTTATATGACAACACACAAACCTACGGGTAAGTCATATATTGGGAAGAAAGTATTATTTCATAATCAAAAGAAAAAACTAGGCAAAAAGGAACTAGCAGCCCTAACTGGGGTAGTTGGTAGACGACCTTCATATAAATTAGTAGTTAAAGAATCAGATTGGCTTAAATATTATGGCTCTCAAACTGATATTAAACAATTATTATTAGAAGGTAAAAAAGATGAATTTGAGCGTGTTATATTAAAAATGTGCCCTGATAAAAAATCAATGACATATTTTGAAATAAAATATCAGATGATATATCAAGTATTAGAAAAACCAGATGAATTTTTTAACGATAACATTTTAGGTAAATTTTTTACAAAAGATTTAACTAACATTAAATTTGAAGATTTCGTGGTTGATAAAATATAGTTTCGTATATTACCACCTATGGTAAACCAGTTATTAGTTACATTAGTAAATTCAGTATTGGGTTCGGGCAAAGCTACTGCTCGAAACAACTATGCTTACCATTGTCCTTTATGTCATCACCATAAACCTAAATTAGAAGTTAATTTAACAGAAAATCGCGAAGGTAAAAATCCTTGGCATTGTTGGGCTTGTGATGCTAGAGGAACTACTATATATAATTTGTTTAGACAAGTAAAAGCAGCATCAGATAAATTTGTAGAATTAGGTAGTTTAGTTAAATCATCTAAATCAATTAAAGAAACACAAGTCGTATCTAACATTGTATTACCAGATGAATATATTAGCCTAAATAACGTTGATAACAGCGATATAATGGCTAGACACGCTACTGCGTACCTAAATAATAGACACGTGAGTAAATACGATATTCTCAAATATAATATAGGTTATTGTAAAACAGGTTTATATAAAAATATGATTATAATTCCTACATATGATGCAGATGGTAGATTAAATTACTTTACTGCTCGTTCATTTGAAAAAGAACCATATGTTAAATACAGAAACCCCTCAGCAAGTAGAGATGTAGTACCAAATGAACACTTAATAAACTGGAATGTACCAGTTATTTTATGTGAAGGATTATTTGATGCTATTGCTATAAAAAGAAACGCAATCCCCTTATTAGGGAAAAATATACAAAGTAATTTAATGAAAAAAATAGTTACTTCTGTAGTAGATAAAATTTATATTGCATTAGATAGGGATGCAATTAAACAAGCTTTAAAATTCTGTGAACGATTAATGGCAGAAGGTAAAGAAGTCTATCTTGTTGATATGCAAGATAAGGACCCGAGTGAAATGGGTTTCGAAAATTTCACTAAACTTATACAAAACACAGTTCCATTAACCTACTATGATTTAATGGAACAAAAATTAGCTTTATGATCAAAAAATCATACCAAAGATTACTAGAAATCTCAGATGATTATCAACAAGTTACAATGCCTGATTCAAGGTATTATAGACGTAATGGTAATTATTATCCATCAATAACCCATGTTTTAGGTTCTTACCCAAAAGGCAAGTATTTTGAAGACTGGCTTAAAAAAGTAGGTTACAGTGCGGAATGGATTGTTAAGAAAGCAGCAGAAGAAGGAACATTAGTACATGAAATGATTGAAGACTGGTTAAACGGTAAAGAAATTAAATTTTTGTATGATGATGGTAACCCTAAAATGCCATCTCATGTATGGCAAATGTTCCTTAGATTTGTAGATTTCTGGGAAACTTATAACCCAACATTAATAGAAGCGGAAGTACATTTATTTTCAGATGAAATTAAAGTAGCAGGTACTTGTGATTTAGTATGTGAAATTGAAATAGATGGTAAAATGGAACGCTGGATTATAGATTTTAAAACATCTAATCATTTACAAACCACTTATGACTTACAAGGGGCAATCTATGCTCAATGTTGGGAAGAATGTTATGGAAAGAAGATAGATAGAGTAGGTGTTTTATGGCTAAAATCTAAATCTAGAGGTGAAGACAAATCAGGTAAACGTTTAAAAGGTAAAAATTGGGAAGTATATGAGTCACCTCGTACTCAAGAAGAAAATATAGAAATATTTAATCATGTTAAAGCATTATTTGATATTGAAAATCCTAAACCCAAACCCTACACTAACACTTTTATAACAACATCTAAAAGAAATAAATAATAATATTTTTTTATATATTTATAATAAAATAACTAATTTTAAAATAATAACATGGCCTTTTACTCATCACCAAATAGCCCAGGAGACTGGAGATCATTTTTAAAAAGAAATGATATTAGAAATTTATCTCTTCAAGAGCAAAAGAAAAAATATTTAATTGAACAACTTCAATTTGAGGATTTTATTTCACAACAAGCCATTTCAAGGCAATTATCATTTAACTCTCTATCAGCACAAAATCATGTAGCGGGTAATATAGGTAATAAAGTTATAAGTGCCTTATTTAATGCAACCCCAGCTTTACAGTCTATTTCTACAAATACTACTTTTATTGATGTATTATTTGAAAATGAAGTACAAGTAGATACTTCAGGAGGTACACCTACAATTAGTATTACTAATGGGAAAGAAGGTGGAGGGTCAGTTTCACCAGTACCTTATACTTATGTAGTAAATGCATCACCAAGTAAAACAGTAAGATTTTCTCACACTCACCCAGCAACTCCCCTTAATGATGGAGGAATTGCAGCCCATGTAATTACAGTTGGAACTAACTTAGCAGGATCAGCATCAGGAACAATTTCAGGTGGTCTTGTAGACATATATAATGGAGTTCCATTCACAGGTGTAGCAGGTGTTTCTGGTATAGTTGCAGATTGTATTTTAGATGGTGGTGGAATATTATCACAAATTTCATTCCAATCTCAAGCCGTACCAACATATGCCTTCAAACCAGGAGATCAATTAACAATTGATGCCGCTGCTTTAGGAAGTGGAGGTACAGGTACTATTACAGTAACATTAGCAACAGGAGACTTAACTGGAGATATTTTGACAATGGTAGGATCTTCAATTGCTGAAAATGGAGGTGAAATCTATAGTGCAGGTAACAGCCCATCAGTTCAATTAGACTTATCTTATACTTCTACATCAACAAAAACTGCAGTAGCAAGTTAAGAATAAATTAAAATAAATTATATTTAATACGCGTGTCCATTTGGATGCGCGTATTATTTTTCGTAATTTAATTCCTTATAATATTTATAATAAAATATATTAGATGGCATTTTTTAGAGGACCAAATATAGTTACAGATGGATTAGTTTTTGCAATTGATGCAGCTTCACCTAGATCTTACCCTGGTACCGGGAACACAGTAAATGATATAGTAAAAAACCACTCCGGTGGAACTTTATCAGGTGGGGCATCTGTTATAGACAATAATTACTTTAATTTTGATGGGGTAAATGATTCTTTACAGTTCGCTACTAATGATATTTTTGAACACGGAACCTCCCCTTTTTCTATGGAAGCATGGGTGCGTTTACTTGATAATACTGGAACTGGTAATTTTAATGCTGTAATAGGGGGAGGTAATCCTTTATGTGATGGATGTAGTGGTGGTTATTTTATATTTATTAATGGAACAAATGCCCAATCCATCAACCTTAGATTTGATGACTCTGGATTAGGTAATTTAGATGCAATTACATATAATCGAGGTACAACTTTTGAAGATGGTACTTTCCATCATATAGTAGGACTAAGAGATGGAACTAACACTAAAATATACTTAGACGGGGAATTAGTAAAAACAGGTACAGACAACTCCCCTAACGTAAACGATATAGGAATATTCTATATTAGCGGTTGGTCTAACTACAAAGGGAATATGGATGTAGGAATTACTAAAATGTATAATAGAGCACTTACAGCAGATGAAGTAGCACAAAATTATAACGCACAAAAATCTAGATTCGGATTATAATGGGAACATTTGGAGGACCAATAATACAAAGAGAAACAGATTCTTACGGAGAATGGTTTAAAATATTTCGTAATAATACATCTACTGGAGACTTTTTTTCAAGTGCTAGTGGTTGGGCTGAAGCATACCAAGCAAATACAAGTGATCCTAATAATAACAAATACTCTATTTTATCTTCTTGGAGTAAATTTTTAAGAAATGATAAATATACTTTAAAATTAGATTACCCAAATAATAGTGTAACTAACATATGGTCACAAACATCAAACCCTGTAGATTCAGATGGTAGTGGAGGTGTAACAGGATATACAGCTATTTCTATAGATTATTCAGGAGTAGGTTGGGGAGGATTAGAAAGATACGATGGTAATGGAAGTTCACTTTTAGATGGTACTTTAGTTCCTCAAGGTAACTGGTATTATGCTATTGCAGGTAATTCATGGGGTGGAACATATACCTTTCCAGGACCTGGTACTGCAGTTAGTTTAGTTGAATTATGGATTTTAAACCAACCAGCATAATGTATACAGGACCACACATAATAACAGATGGATTA